TTCGTCTATCGTGCGCAAAAACTTAAACCCAAAGTTTAGGGTGTATTGTGTGCCTTTTATTACTAGATTCAAAATGTATCACTCCTTGGTGGTTTTGAAAGGCGCCCGGCGGTGGTCTGCGGGCGCCTGGTTGTTATGCTGTTACTGTCACGGGTGTGACCGCGGAAACGTTCCCGGCTGCGTCTTTTGCTATTACGTTAATCTTTGTGCTGGCTGTCTGGGCCTTAATCTTGATGATGAAGTCCCCGTCAGTCTGGTCGGCCACGGTGCTGCCTAACAGTTCGCCGGAAATGAGGCGGGCTGTTACGACCGCGCCGGCTTCTGAAGTACCCTCGATTTGCGTGTCGGATGGCTTCACTGGGTTAACGGTCGGCGCTGCTGGTGCGGTGCTGTCTGCTGTGTAGGCAGCCAGGGTTCTAAATGCGTACTGGACCGCTGCCTGTTCGGCTGCTGTCAGGTCCAGGTACCCTTGTTGTGGGGTCTGGTTTACTGTGAGCGTGGTCGACAGGGTGATGTTCTCCTCTGAGTTCTTTGTCTCTTCCCAACTTGGTAGGACGCCCTGCATGTATGTCGCCAAATATTGGCCGGCGGCGTTGGTTACGTCGTCGTCGACGTTGACCTCCCAGCACTCTACTACGTAGCCCTTAATCACGGCTAGCTTTAGCATGGCTGCGAGCGGGTCGTTCTTTGCCAAAATGGCGGAGATGGAATACTCGAAGCTTGCGCCTGCGGGTACGTTGATGGAGCCATCTTTGGTCTTGGTCGTTGATATTTCGTTTCCGATGGTCTCGGAGTGTTCTGTCTGAAATGCTAACTTCCGGCCCGGTTTTGTGGTCGCGTCTTTTAGTAGTCTGAAAAATAAGACGCTTGATATCCCCTTCTCAGGGGTCGGGTTGGCTGGGTCAAAAGCGACCCTTGGTTCGGCTGTGAATTCTGCCATGGTTTCCCTCCTGTGTTTTTAATTGAAAATCGCGGTAATTACCAGGACGCCGTGCAGGAGCGAAATCGTCCCGTCTACGTCCGGTATCACCTGCTCTGAAATTTGCATGGTGCCGATTTGAAAGCCTCCGGGGGTCTTGTCTATCTCCCGGAGAGCTTGCTTGATTCGGCCCATGGTCCCGGTCATGTCTTGGCGGGCTTCCTTGGTCCACCAAAAATGGACCATTTGAAAGTAGGTACCAAAGACGGCGGTTTTGTTCTGGGCCTGGTCGTCGCCTTGGTATTCCCCGAGCCGGATGAATGGGTACGGGGTGTCCTTTGGCGGTATGAAATCGTAAACCCGCGCGTACGGGCTTACGGTTTGCCAGATGGTGTCGTATAAATCTTGTCTGGGGTCTTTTTTAATCATTTAGCAGCTCCTCCATGTCCTTCTTAAAGAGTTCTAGGTGCTTTGTGCGGTGCGGCTCTACAATCGGCGCGGCTTCCATGTATCGGGTGCCGTACTCGGTCCAGGCGTTGTACTCTTTGTGTGGTCCAACTTCCCCGGCCAGGCCGCCCTCCTCTATCTCTGGGATGATGGTTGACTTGGTGCCTGATTGCGGCTTGGAGTACCCTTTGGTGTATGACAGGTGGGTTTGCTGCTGTTCGGCTGCGGCCAATTCCCCGAGCCGCTTGCGCAGGCGGGGTGGCGCGCCCTTTGATATCCGCTCGGCTTTTTTCATGATGCCTTTGGCCAGGTCGTCAAAGCCTGCGGCCTCTACCTTGATTGCTTTCTTGGCCATTATCCTTTTATCTCCTGCAAGTAGAAGGCTCCGGGGCCCTCCTCCTCGCGCTCGATTGCTCGTAAAACCTGAAAAGGTCGGCCGTTCACCAGCACCTCGTCCACTCTGCCCGGGTATGGGCGTTGTAGGCGTGCTACGCTGGCCCTGATGGTCACGTCTCCGAATAGGCGGGCTGTCCGCTCTATCGATACGGGGCCCAGGTCGCATGGCATGGTGGTGTTGGTGTACTGCGCCGGGTCTGTCGTCCCGGTGTCTGGGTTGTAGGCTGCGGCCTTGGTGAGCGCTCTGAATGTGATGCGGTCCGCGTATCTCATATAAAAATCGCCCGGCCTTGCGTGTAGCCTCTGGCCTCTTCGCCGGCGGCGATGTTCCAGGCTTCGATTTCCTTGGCGTATGGGATGAAGTAGTTATCGGTGTCGTACCAGGTCTGGCTTAGTCCTTCCTCGGACTCGGACTTTAAGTGCTCCGAGCCTAGGCGGTTGAACCGCGCGACTGCTGCTTCTATGATGATGTACCTCAATTCCTCCGGGACCTCCGCCGGGGGTCCGAATAATCGGACCCGGAGCCGTTTGGAGGCGGTGGTTAAAATCGAAAGGAGCAGCGGGTCTTGTAGCGCGTCGCCTATTCCTAGCAAAAGTTTGAGCTCGGTCAAGTATTGTTCCATGTGGTGCCTCCTGTTATTTTATAAGGCGTATCAGGTCGTCCTTGAGCGCTTTCTTTGGATACTCTATCCCGCGGCGGTCTAGCTCCTCTTTTAGCTCGGTCACGGTAAGCTCGGAGGGGTCCTTTTCTAGTTGGCCCTCCTGTGGCTCTGCTGTGCCCTCTGTGGCCGTTTCAGACGCCGGGGTGGGTTCTTGTTCCTCTTCCTCCAAGACGTCTAACACGGCCACCAGGTGGCTAATTTGGGGCAAGTGCGCGGGGTCTATCTCAAATGTGGCGCCGGTGTGGTGATACTTACCGCCGTACCCGATGGTTATTGCCTCGGTGACTTGTACTTTCATGCTGCTCCTCCTTTCTGGGGTGCTTGCTATCTAACCTTGGCCGTGAAGATTGAGCTTGCGGCTGGGAAGGATGGCATAAATGTTGCTACGGCCTTTGTCCAGTGTGCGACTGGGTCGGCGGTTTTGTAAACCATGGATACCACGTTGCCTACTAGGCTCACGTCGAAACCTGGGGTCGATGCGAGGTCCGTCTCTTCTGCTGTCGGGCCGAACATTCCCTCTCCTAGTGCCTGTGCTGGCAGAAGGGATACGTAGTTCTCGTCGAAGTAGCGCTTTGTCTCGTATGTGCCGTCGCCCTTTTGTACCTGGTACTGCGCGTCGTATGAAACGAAAGAAGGGAGGCCCTGCTCCTGCAGGAAGCTGTTTAGCTGCGTGTTGGAAACGTAGCGGTCGTTCGCCGAGCCGTGGATGGCTGTGCGAATCTTTGGGTTACCCGCCATGAGGCGTAGGACCGTGTTGGATGTGATGGCGCGGGTTACTTCGACGCCCTTGGAGCGCATAAGGTCGGTCCAGGTCTGAAGGTTGCCTAAAATGTCGGCGTTCTCCCCTGTCCATAGCGCTGTTGGCGCGACGTTCCCGGCTAATACGACCTTCTGGTCGGCGGGTACGTTGTAGTCGATTGTGCCGGTTACGCCGTTCTCGTTGATGGTGACGACGCCCTTTGCGACGGCTTCCATTTTCATGGCTTCTGCCCGGGCGAGAACTCCTTCTACGAGGGTGTCGACATCCGTGTATCTGGCGTCGATTAATCTTTGCAGCTCTGCGTCGTTCCGGGGGTTTGCAATCGCGATGATTTCTTTTTCCCGGATTACGTTCTTGCGTTTAATTAGCGCGAGCTCTTGCTTGAAGCTCTGGGCGCTGGCTCTTGAGCCGACTTGCGTCTCGGAGTCCCACGCGTGGACCGTTGCTGCTACGGGCAGCCCGTTGGCACCCATGATGTATTCTAGTTCGAGGGCGTCGGTTTTTCTGTTTGGAAATAAACTATCGCCAATCTTTGGGGCGAAAGTGCGGTTTGCGAGGTATGTTACCACCTCTTTTGGGGTCATTAGGTCTAATAAATGGGCCATTATTGTTTCCTCCTGTGGGGATTATTTGTATTCTCTTAAAATGATACCCTTCAAAACTGGAAGGGCTAATTCGTCGATGGCTTCTGGAAGGCGGTTCGAGTAAACCAGGCCGTGGTCGATGTACGCTGCTGGTGCTGGTCCGTCTGTGACGTCAACATCCGCGATGATGAGCCCTTTGGCTGTCGCGTCGTTTGCTGGGAATACCGTTCCCGCCTTTACAAGCTTGCGGCCCTCTACTGTCGCGCCCATGGCGGTTGTTACCGTGCAGGTCTGGCTGGTGTAGTGGTCGGACGCTAGAAACTCGGGCGCTGGTGCGTATGTTAGGGTTGATTTGATGTACATAATGTGTCCTCCTATTTTTTGGCCCATGGGTCAAAGCCCGGGGCGTTTGTTTGATTGTTTCGTGCTTCTGCTATTCTCTGGGCGGGGGTTTTGGCGGAGCCTGCTCCTGCGCCCGGGCCTTTTGGGTCCGTTTGCCGAACTAGTACCTTGGCCTGCTCGTTCACGGCGTCGTCAAACACCTTCTTTAGCTTGGTCACGGTGGCTTTGGCCTTGGCCTCGTCCTTTTCGTGAATGATTAAGTCGGCAAAGTCGGCCGGTAGTTTTTGTTCGCTTAGGTCGGATAAAATCGCGGCCCGGCGTTCGCGGGCGTTTAGTGCCTCTTCCTGGGCCTGTATTTTGGCCAGGCGGTCGGCCAGGTCCTGTTCTTTGCGCTGCTCGTCCGTCAGGTCGGCGTAGGATTTGCCTTTAATTATGCCGTCCTGCTGCGCTTTGTCGAGTAGTCGCTGGTATTCTTTCTCCTGCTTGGCCTTGTTCGCTGCCACCGCTTTGGAAATGCGGGAGTCTAGCTCCGCCTGTGTGATGGTTAGCGCGGTCTTGGAGGCGTCGTCTTTGCCGTCTGTTCCTTCTGCGCCAGCTTCGGCGCCCTCTGCTCCTGCTGCTCCTGCTGCTCCTTCTGTGCCATCTGCGCCGGCCTCGGCGAAGAATTGAAGAGGCAGAATTAGTAGGTCGTTGGTGATTTCTTTAGTCATGTTATTTCTCCTTTTCCCCGTTTAGTGTCAGCGAGTGCCAGTCCGTTGTCCCGGCGGGGCTTCTCCCATTCAGTGATGGGCCTTTTTACGCCCTGCCCAGGGCGATTGTTGTTAGCAGTCTGCGTCCGTCAGTGTAGTGATGAGCTTTGGTATCTGGATTGCTATCCAGTCGATGAGCGTTTCGTCCCGTCCCCATTCGCTGTTGCAATCGAGGCCGGATTCGTACATGTAGGCGTGTATGATTTCGTGGCGGGTGATTTTCTTGCGGTAGACGTCCAGGTCCGACAATGAATCGATGGACTGCTCTATCTTGGCTATCTTGATTTGCTTTGTGCTGGTGTCACAAAAGCCGTCAACTGACCCGATTCGAGGGTCGTCCTCTGGGGTCACGTCCGTGTGGATTTCGTATTCTGTCCCGAGAATCGTTATTTTGACCTTCTGCATGGTGCCTCCTGGCTGCTGCGCGCCTTGACCCTGGCGCTGGGAGATATTGGACCACCTCCTTTAGTTGGTGTAGCGCATTGCGTCCTGTCCCTCCTTTGCTTGCTGGATGGATTAAAAACGCCACCCAGGGTGGGCAGCGTGTGGCTTGTTACTCGTCCTTGTCGTCCTTGTCGTCTTTGTCGTCGTCCGTTCGGGCCTCGTCGTCTAGCATGTCGCCCATGCTTACTATACCCGCTACCCGTCCGTCCGGGAGGCGTCTTAGGGGCGTTTGTTCCTTGTCTTTTTCCATTTTATTACTCCTTTTTTATCATGATGAGTTTCGTGCGGTTTAAAATTACCGAGTAGGACCCGCTTTCGCCGTGTCCCTCTGCTCTGATGACGTCGTAGCCCATCTCCGCGGCTAAAACGCCGACGTCCTTGTAGGTGGTAGGCCCTTCCGCGGTTAAAACCTTGCGGGTCTTGCGGTATTCTTCGCCCATGGGGGACTCGAGCAGTTTGAATTCCAAGTTGTCGAACTTCCTTCTGCTTGGTCGTTTGGGGTATCCGTATTTGGTTTGGGAGAGCCGGTGGTATTCGGTTATCTCTTCGGAGTACTTCTCTAGCGAGGCCTTGTAATTGGCCAGGAGCTTCTTTTCCGCCGCGGTGGAGGCGTGCTCCTCAAAATACCGTATGGAGTGGTCCCGGCGGACGGCTCGGTCTGCGACGTCCCATTCGGGTATCTCGTACACTTTGGCGCTCGGGTGGATGGTGATGTCCTCAACGAAATTATACCTGAATCCGCGCTCTTTGCCTAGCTCTATATAGTGCTCCATTTCGTTTTGGATTCCCCTGAGCTGGCTTGCGTTTTTGAGGTCGTAGGTGGACGCGCAGTACATGCCTTGGCCGTATTGGGCGCCGCCCGTGCCGCAGTCCACGTAAAACTCCCCGTCGTATAGCTGCCGGCGGTATTCTTTTAGAGTGTCATAGCTGTCGGAGGCGTAGGTGCGCTGCGCGTAAAAGCCGGACTCCTTCTTGGCCTTGTTAAACTCTGCGCGGGAGACCAGCCTCGGTTTTCCATCGAAGCCTTGCTCCCGTATAACAGCGTTGATGCCTTGCTCGCCCTCGCGGGCGATGTATGGCTGGCCGACTAGGTTCCGGCCTTCTACTCCGGAGCGTGAGGCTGCCGCGGCTTCCTCGGCGGCCTTCTGCGCCGCCAGCGCTGCTGCGCGCCGTTCCTTGTATCCTTCTGCGGCGTCCTCTAGTTTAAACTGCTTCCAGTTCGCGGTTTGGGTGCTGCCGTACAGGTCCTCGAAATACTTGCGGCTGTTTTTGTCGCCGCTCAGGGCCTTCTGCCATTTGGCTTCGAAGTCCGCGTCAATCTGTGCCTTGGTCGGTATGTTCTCGTCTGGTTCCACCGGCGCCGTAGCGCAGTAGCAGTATGGGTGGAGCGGGGGCATGTCGCCTCTGGCCTCTGCGCCCTTTAGCTCGAATGGCTCGGCCGCGGACTGCTGGACCTTCTCGAGGCAGTGCTTGCAGGGGTTCCCTCTGGGCACCCATTTGAAGTGGGTGTATCCCGCGCGTTCAAAGCTTGCTGCCCTTGCGTGGGCTGCTACGCGGGCGCCCTCGGTGCGAAGGAGCCGTTCGGCGTCTGATTGTTTGGTCTGGTGAATTCTGGCCAGGGCGTTCGCCTGTGCTGCGGGGTTTTTGCCTTGCAGAATCCCTCGGCGCAGGGTGTCGTCCAGGTCGCGCTTCATGTTGTCCTGGCCTTGTCCCCATATCCGTTCGCTGAAAGTGTTGCCCTTGTAGCTGGTTTTGGTGATGTACTCGGCCAGCCTCCGGGTCTCAGTCGGGGAGTACAGGGTTTTGCCCATTATCCCGGCTTGTCGTTCGAGCGCGCGGGTGGCTTTCTTTGACAAGACCTTCTTCATGATTTCGTCTTGCGTGTAGCTACCCTCAAAATTGGCCCAGCGGAGCTGGTTGTTTAACAGCTCTAGCCGGCTGGTTTTCATGGCGAAGTTGTAGTCCCTCATGGCGGCGTTGGCTTCGGGGGAGAGGTCCTTGTTTGCGACGAATTCCTTGGCCCGTTTCGCGAGGGTCTTTACGTCTATCTCCTCGGCTAGTTTCTGGGCTTCGGTTATGCTGATTCCGTTGGCGTCGCCGTACTTGGCGTACCATGCGTAGAGCTGCTCCTGGTTCTCGAGGTAGGTCTTGGTGTTTGCGGCCTGGACTAGTCCGGCTAGTTCGTCCGCCTCCATCATTTCCTCGAGGAGGAATGCTTTCTCGCGCTCGGCCCAGTATAGTTCCTGCTTGGTCATGGCGTGCCTCCTATTCTGGTGCCGGCGCCCTCAAGAGGTCCGCTGTGGTGGTGGTGTCCTCGTCTGGGTACATTGGCGTCATTCGCTTTGCGGTCTCGGCCTCTATGCGGGCCACCTCTGCCTGTGGGCTGTCCACGAGGGCCGTGATGGTGAGCAGGGTCTCCTGGGATAACTGTCCGCCTGCCTCTGAGAAGGCTTTTAGTTCCTCATAAAACGCCCGGGGGATATTCGGGGTGAATATGAATTCCAAATCGTTGGCGTCCGCGTTTATCCGTTCGCGGGCCCGGTCTTTTAGGGTGAATAAAAGCCGGTATCTGCGGCGAAGGCCTGCGGTCATCCTTGTTTCCTTCTCCGCCCGCACCTGGTCCAGGCCGAATAGCTTATATTTCATCGATTCGCCGGACGCGTTGCCGCTGAAGTTCTCGTCGGCCATGTCCGGGGTGTTGGTGAAGCGGTGGATGTCCTGCTGCAGCCTCTTCTTGTATGATTCGACGCCGTTCACGTCGTACTGCTTGTATATGTATTGGGCGGTTGGTATCTGCTGGGGCTTCCCGTCGATGTCTTTGGCCGGGATTAACAGCAGCAGGTTCGCCTCTTTCATCGCCTGCGCGTCCGATACTTCGAGGGCCACGTCGCCGCTGATGACCAGCATGGCGTCGTTCAGGTCGGTCATATAGTTGCCGGTGTCGCTCTGCGCCTCGTCGTATGCGTCGATGTCGTCTAGGACCGGCTCG